CAGTTGCAGCGGCATCACCGAATGGAAGTGTCCGAGGTACACGTCGTCGAACGCTTCGGTGACGCCCGAGCTCCACGCCGTCGACTTCCGCATGATCCCGAACGCGGGCGTGTTCCCGCCGAACGACTTCACCTGATCGCCATGCACGAGGAGAGCGCGGTACGCGCCGACCTCGATGATGTCGTACCACGAGATCGGGTCGGGCCAGGCGAGCCGATCATGCTCGCCGATCTTATCCCTGACGATTCGGTAGAGCACGCGGTCCCAGTTATCGCCGCGCGGATTCTCTCCACGCTTCCCGATCCGGCCGTGATTGCCATTCACCGAGTGAATCGTCACCCGGTCGAAATGCTCAAGCAGCGTCAGGATCGCTTCCTCGAGGACGTGCGCGGCGGCGAAGACCTGCTCGAACGTGGACGAGTCGATCTCGTACGCGGCTCCGGGAAAGAGGATTCCCTCGACCATATCGCCGCCGAGCATGACGACGATCTCGTCGACCGGATGCGCCGCCCGCTGAATCTCCGTCAGGTGTAACACCTTCTCGACGCTCTTGCGAACGCGGACCTGCGCGACCGTCGTATCGTAGGATTCCGTCGCCTTGCCGAGCTGCCAGTCCGTCAAGTGCAGGAGCGCCACCTCGGGCTTACCCTTGCCCGTCTTGCGCTTCGTAGGCTTCGCCGGCCTGACGGTTCCCGTGATGAGCGCCGCCTCGCGCGCGGCCTGCTCGACCGCCGCCACAAGATCCGCATCCTTACTCTTCGCCGCCGCGAGTTGGCGTTGCAGCGTCGCCGCGGTCTTCTCGAGCTCGGCGATGCGCTGCTCATTCTGGATCTCATCCCTCAGAGACATTCGCATTCTCTCCTTCGATGCCGCGCGACCTGCTTCGCATTCCGACCGAGGTCGTATCCGCGGCCGATCAGCGCCGCCGCGATCGCCTTATGCGTCACCGAATCGTCCGCCAGGATCTCCACAAGCTCGGCCGACTCCTCGTCGGGCAGGTCCTCGAGGACGAGCGCGATAACGCAACGCCTCGACGGGCGCCGAATGTTCAGCGCCGTGATCTCATCTCGCAAACTCATACGATCCCCTCTCGTGACGGTCCCCGAATGGTACCGGAACGGATCGGACGGCCTATCGGATACGGATCAAGAGCTGCGGCTTCGCAGCGTTGCGGGTTCGTAGCCACATGCCGCCGCCATCATCCTGCGAGCCGCTCGAGCCGGGCGACGTATTGCCCTCGACGGTGAGGACGTTCAGCGTCGCCATATTCGGCCGGCGTCGGATGAGGCCGATATGATCGTGCGTCCCGTCGCCCTGCCAGTCAAAGCAGATAGCATCGCCTCGACGGGCGAGACGCGGCGAGACGAGACTCATTCCGTACCGCTTCTCACGCGCGGCGCGTACCCAGTCGGGCACCCACGCCTCATGATGAGTCTTCACGAACGCGGCCCACGACTTCCACCCGGCACACCGGTACGCCCACGACGTCGTCGCGGCACACCACGGCCACGCGCCCGGAGAGAGTTCGCTGCCGAGCCGCTGAATCTGCTGCACGTACGGGCCGCGATTATTGCCCCACACCTCGAGCGGACCGACGACGAGCTCCATGCACGTCGCCGCGCGGAACGCGAGCGGACCAGGCAGGTATCGGCCGACGACGAGGAGCGTCTCCGGCGTGATGTTCCCATCCGGCGTGATCTTATTCCGCGTCTGAATGCGCTTCGTCAGCGTCCGAGCGGGACCGCCGTACGTGTCCCGGAAGTTGATGCCCTTCGGGATCGCGATGCCAGCCTGCTTCGCGTACGCGACGCACGCGCGCTTGTACGCGCCACGCCTCACGATCGGCGCGGGTCGGTGACGAAGTAGCCGACGAGGCCGACGATGATCGTGATGATCGCGCCCTGCACGACCTCGGGAATCTCGATGCCGACGTACGACGCGAGCCACACGACGACCGTCACGACCGCAGCGGCCAGGACGCTCAGGCTTACCTTCGGGGATACGCTTCCCATGATCCTTCTCCTGTGTTAGATGAGCGTCGTGATGATAGCGGTCACGGTTCCCGTCAGCGCGGAAATCACACCGACGATCGCGATGATCTGCCCTTTCGTCATGTCCGACCCGCGCCGCATCGCGTCCCGCTCCTCAAGCTTCAATAGCCGCTGCTCGATACGGTCAAGGCTACGGAAAATCCGTTCGATCTCGGCTTCGCTCATGCGCGTATTTTACCCTGCCATGACGCGCGACCTAGACCTACGCCGACGCTATTACTACTAAATCGAAAACCTATTACGGGTTGCCAAGCCAGATAGCCTGGAAATCTCCCGGAAGAAATGCCGCTCGGGTGCTGATATTTAGCGCGCCGCCGCTATCCTGAAATGCGTAAGCCGCGACATAATCATTTACGTTCAGTTTGATAATCGCAGAGACTGATACGGCCGGACTGCCTGCGCCGCCGACTACATTGGCTATCGCAAAGTTGACATAGGAAGGTGTACCAGAGTTTACTGCGATGCCCGCGCCGCGTGATCCTGTCGCATTCGGAGCGAAAGAGATATTTAGAATTACCAGAAAGATTCCGGCCGTTTTGCATGTCAACCGTTCAGGATTCACCGAGTTATCGTGCATCGCGTCGGTGTCGTAATCCTCGGCTGCAAGATTAGATACCGTCGTCCACGATCCGCTCGTCAGGCTTTTGGTCGCATTGGTGTATGCGTGTGCGGCAGGTGGTTCGTAAAGGAAGTTCAGGTTGTCCCGGGTCTGCTCATTGTAGAAGGCACTCGTGTAGACCGTCCCTGCGACGGCGGTTCCGGGCGTAGTCCAAGCCATGATCGTATTCTACCCTTCCTATAGGCCGAACGGGGACGAGTCAAAAACGGAGAACGGATACTCGACGGTCGAGGTGCCGCCGGCGAAGACGAATGCGGCCGTGTCCGTCGACGCGAACTGGAACGAGACGACGTGCGACGCGGGCCGAGCGTCATGCCGGATGCCGATGACTTGGACATCCTTCACGATCCGATCGCCGAGTCCGTTCGGCTGGTACTCGACGCGGACGATATCCGCCAACTCGACGCCGAGGACGGTCGCCTGATCCGTCGCGTCCAGGCCGGCGAGTTGCACGTCGAGCGTGTCGAACCGCAACTCCGGGTCGGCATACTTCCTCACGATGAAGTTCGCGAGCGCGTCACAATCCTCGTCCGTGTCGATCAGGAGACCATTCAGCTCGAGCGAGACGACACCATACTCGGCGATCGACGAGTCGTTCTCCGCGACCTGCGGCGTGCCGCCCACATTTGAGATCACCGCGCGGTTATACAGAAGCTCCGTCCCGTACGAAACCGTGATCCCGTTATACGGAATCGCCGTGCCGGCGTCCGAGAAGATCACCGCCGTCCCGATCGTCGCCGCCGTCGAGCGGTCCCGGAACGTGACCTTATTGTCCTTACTCATGAAGAGTTGTCCCGGCTCGGACGCTTCGACGAGTTGGAGATACTCGAGCGTCTCGCGTCCCTGCTCGATGACGTCCGCGCCGAAATCCTGCACGCCCGTATCGATATCCCGCAGACCGCTCGGCCATGCGACCTCGGGCCGGTCGAGGATCGCGCCGATCCTGACGCCGCTCGTCTCCGGCGTCGCCGTCCCGAACAGGAGCTGCTGACCGCCGAACAGAATAAAACCATCCACGCACGCCGCGAAAGCGTCCGACTGGCCGCTCACGTCATAATCGAGCGTCCAGTCCTCGACGAGTCCGGTGAACTGCACCGCCGTCGAGCCGCTCACGACCGTCGAGATGCGAATGTTCCGCCGCGGCCGGATGTCAGGATAGTACGGCGACGAGATATAGAACGGGTCGAACGCGCGATCCTGATTCGTAAACGTGATATTCGCCGAGCCGGTCGTGAAGCGGTCAAGCTCGCGACTCTTCCCCCGATTGATCGTGACCGACTTCACCCGCTCCGTCACGTCATAAAATAAAGTGCCGCCGAATCGGTACGTCGTATTGTCGAAGATCGACTGCGGATTATCCGCGACGCTCGTGCTCGACCCGAACGTAAAGAACGGTCCACCCACGCTCGACAGGTCAAGACCCACCTCGACGACGATCCCCGGCGTCGCCACCCTAACCCCTCCGCGACGCCTTGATGAAGTTGAAATCCGTCGCGCCACTCGCCGTCGACGCGACACCCGCCGCCGTCGTCGTCGACTGCACCAGCGGACCCGAGAAGACCTGCCCATTCCGCCGCTCGTACCGCTTGATACTGTCGACGATCACGCGACTCAGCTCGTCCGGGTTCGTGCCGAGGCCAGCATTCACGGTCAGGTAGATATCACCTCCGCCTCGAGCGGGCTGCGCCGCGAGCCGATCGAGCGGCACGACCGCCTCAGGACCCGCCTCGCCGATCATCGCGATCGTCGGACTCGTCACGATACCGCCCTTCGCGAGCTTCGGAATCGTAAACGAGTTACCGCCCAGCCAGCCGGGCAGCGTGAATCCGCGCCCGCCGAGCGTGCGATTCCACACGTCTTTGATCGTCGTCACCGTCGCGCGCCATAGCGTCGTGATCCCACCGATCAGGCCGCTGACATACTTCACCGCTCCGCCGATGCTAGTTCGGATCTTATCGTCGATCTTATCTAGCGGCTTTCCGATCTTGTCTTTCACCGCGACGATCGTGTCGTATACCAGATTGAACGCGGCGCGGCCAGCGTTTACTGCGGTCTTGATCGCCTGAACATTTGCGACGATGTATTTCTTGACGCCCTCGCCGATGAGCTTGAAGACAGGCAGGAGAAGATCGTACGCCTCCTTGAAGATCCGATAATACGTCTTCACGATCGTCACGACCGCCTTGATATACGTCGTGACATACAACTCGACGGCCTTACCGATCAGCTCCAGGATCGGCTTCGCTCGATCATAAGCCTCCTGAATCGACGGCCATATCTCCTGAATCTTCTCGCGCAGCCAGGTGAACGCTTTCGCGACGACATCCCGCACGGTCGCGCCGAGCTTGTCGACAATGTTTCGGAACGTCTCCGACTTCTTATACGCAAGGATCAGGCCGGCGATGAGCGCGGCGATCGCGATGACGACTAGAGCGATCGGGTTCGCGGACATCACGATATTCAGAGCGGCGAAGGCAATCTTCATCGCCTTTATGATCTTGATCGCGGTCCCGACGATCGCGATCATCTTCCCGATGATGATGAGGACCGGGCCGATAGCGGCGAGCGCAGCGCCGAAGATGATCACGATCCGTTTCGTGCTATCGCTCATCCCGTCGAACCGCTTCACGAGATTCTGGACGACCGGGATCGCCTTCTCGAGGACGGGTAGGAAGATATCCGCGAAGCTCGCGCCGAGAAGCATCACCTGGTTTTTCAGTTTCGCGATCTTCTCCTGCGGACCCTCCGTCGCGTCCGCGGTCGCGTCGAGCGCCCCCTCCGCGTTCTCTAACGTCGAGACGAGATCCTCAACATCGAGGCGACCCTCGCGAATCGCAGCTGCCATATCAGCGCCGGCGCGAGTTCCGAAAAGTTCCATCGCCATCGCGGCAGCCTCGCCGCCCGTCTCCGCATCCTGGATCGCCTTGATCGACTCTCGGAGCGCCTTCGGAAGATCCTTCTCGCCCGCCTTCGCGAGCTTACCGAGACCGATACGGAGCGATCCCATCACGAGATCCGTATTCACGCCAGCTTTCTCAAAACCGCCGAGAAGCGCCGCCGTCTCCTCCACGCTAAACCCGAGCTGACGCATCGGCGATCCGAACTTCACGAGACTATCCGCGAGCGTATCGACACCGATACCCGTCTGCTGCGACGCGACGAGGAGAATATCCATAAACCCGCCAGCGTCCTCGACGGCGACGCCCGCATCGTTCATCGCTCGCGTAATGCTCTTCGTCGCCGCGACCGCATCCATCCCCGTAACGCGCGAAAGTGTCAGCATCCGCTCCGAGAACTCCTCGAGCGGAGCGCCAGTCAACCCGAGGCGCGTATTCACCTCGGCGACGACGTTACCGACCTCCTCCATGCCCTGCGTCGCGTTCGCCGCGACATTCTTGAAGTTCTGCTGAAGATCCTTTAGCGCCTCGCCCGTGGCGCCCGTTCCGACCGCTACCGCGTCAAGACCCTTATCGACCTCGACGAACGCGGCGACCGCTCCGGCTCCGAGCGCGACAATCGGTAGCGTCAGATTCTTCGTGAGGTTCTTCCCGACCTGGCCGACATTCTTCCCGAGCCGGCTGAGTTGCTTCTCCGTATCACCGATCCCACTCGTCAGACCCTTTACGTCCGCGAGGATCGGGATTACAACGCCCTTACCAGCCATCAGAAGCCCGCCAACTTAGCGCCGAACCCGCCGAGGCGAGAGTTTATCTCCTCGATCATCTCATTCACCGCGTCCACCATAGCCGCGTCCATCACGCCCGCCTTGTCCTCATACGCGGGCCACATCACACGCGACGGCTCGCCATGATACTTCGAGAGTGCGCGAACGAAACCGGCGCCGCGTTTCGTCGGCGCGGAGAACTTATTCACCTTCCCCGCCATATCGAAAATCACGCCCGGCGCGCTCGTCTGCACGAACGTGACAATGCGATACTGATCGCCCTTCCGGCGCGTGCTCGTCTTGATCTTGATACCACGCTGCACCGCGCTCCTCGACCAGTTACGCGAACCGCTCCATGTCTGCCAGTTCACCCGATTCGTATTCGGATGCACACCCGTCGGAGGACTACCAGGGACCAGTCCCTGCGCGTGATTGACGAGAGTATCACCCGCCTTACGGAGCTTCTTCCGACTCTCCCGCTCAAGCGTCGGATCGATATCCTTCAACGTCATCAGGACGTTGCGGAGGCTCTCGTTGAACTCCTTCTCGTCGATCTTGATCGCCATCGTTTACCTATTGTATCCGCCGCCTAGCCGCGTTCCCGCATTGCCTGCTCCTGCTTCACATGCCGCCAACGGATCACCGCCTGCAACGTATAAAGCATCCTCGGCGTCTCCTGCAAGAGCACGCTAGGCGCGATGCCCAACTCGACGGCGAGTTGCGCTACGAGCCAATGGAGGCTTGACTCTCCAAAGGGACGAGCTCCTCCGAATCTACGCTCTCGATGCTCTCCAACTGATCAACCCACGGGTCGAACTCGAGCGGCGTCATGCCCTGCCGCTTCTCCGAATGCCACGCGAGCCAGAACAGGTCCGTCAGGAATACGTCCGACTGGAGCGACGTGATCGACTTCGAGAATGCGCGCTCAAACGCGACGATATCCGGCGGTCCAGCCGTCACGACACGCGCCGAGCCGCCCTTAGGCGTCACGCTCATATTGATCGCGAGTGCTGCCAACTTCTCCCCCTTCCGCTAGCGCGGATCAGACTCAGGCGGTTCCCCGAGTGACCACGGATACGGTGGGCCACGTAATGGATTGCGTCGCGAGCTCCCCCACCGCTCCCGCGATAGGCGTCAGTTCGGTGATGAGGACAGTCCCCGAGAAATCGGGCGTAGCCGTGCCCGCCGTGCCACCGTTCGGGTTCACGACGAACGAGACTGTCGATCCGAGGAGCGGGTAGAGCAGCGCGTCGACCACGGCGAAATCCTGATGAATATCGAGGGCCAGGCTGCCGTCCTTCAGTCCGCCGACGCGGGTGACCGCGCCGCCACTTCCGAAGCTGGTGGTCTCTACTTCCGCCACGCTGGTCGTGATCGTCACGCTCGCGACGTAGTTGGAGATGTCCGTGCCGGCGACTTCGATAACCGCCCCGGTGAGAACAGTCTTTGCCATTTAGTTTTCGTCCTCCTCCGAGGCTTCGACGTTTACCTTCCTCATTGTACCCGACGCCTTCGGCGGTTCGGGAATGATGAAGCCAGCGCCGAGCAGCACGTCGACATGCTCGAGCTCGTCCGCTCGGAACACATGACCGGGACCCTTCCGCTTCACGCGGCGACCCTCCGCTACGACGTACTTCTTCACCTTACGCATAGACTATCACCCGGAACTCCGTCGAGAGGTATGTTGTATTGTCGTTCCCCTCGATCGTGCGGATCGGACCAGCCTGCTCAACGATACTCGTCTGCGCGACACCGCCGAGCGTGACATCCGACTCGATCGCGTACCTGATCCCGCCGCTGCCGTATGACATGTAAGTATCGAGCAGGCGCTCGCTCGTGCGCTCCGCAGCACGCCCGACGACCGTCGTCACCGTATAGGTATGCGTCACCAGTCCGGCGCCCATCGCGCCGTGATACTCGATCGACTCGAGCGTCGGGAATGCGAATGGGGGATTCAGCTGATCGGGCTGCCGATCATACGTCCGCAGGCCGCTGATCGAGGCGACCGCAGAGCCGAGCGCCGCCTTGACCTGACTGATACTCGGAGCCGTCACCGAATGTTCCGCATCTTCTTATACGGCATCACGAGCTGCTCCACGTCAGGATCGAGGAAACGGCTCACTCGGATCGCGCCGAAATCACCGAAGCCGGCGACGCCGAGCGGCGAGTCGTACCGCTTGAAGATTCGCATCGACTGGATGATCGTCGCCGTCTCGATCGCCTGCGGAACGCTCGGCCAGCCGAAGACTCCCGTGATACGGATCAGCGCCTCCTCCTGATCGCCGAACGCATTCCCCGTCGGCCACACGTAATCCTGAATCGCGCGGACCCGATCGTACGCCCACTCGATCCCATCGAGATTCCCATTCAGCGGCTCGAGCTGGTAGTCCGTAACGGCCCACGTGATCCACGTACCGTCCGCCGCCGGCTGCGACTCGATCGTCACGGCCGTCCCGGCGATGTCATCCGTCTGCAAGACGAGCGGATCACTCGTCGCGAAGTACCGCGTGACCGTTCCCGACTGGTAGAAGTTCCGCATCGCATACCCGTCGATCAGACGAGAAGCCGCCTCGACCGCGCCCTCGAGGAGCGTGTCATCCACCGAGTCGGTAATGCGGAGCGCCTGCTTCACCTGCTCCA